ACGGTCGGCCCAGCGTGGGCCCAAGTTCTGGGCCACGCGGTCCGGAAGCGGCTTCTGTCCGCACTCCGAGCCACCCCCGGCACCTACGCCCCCTTGCGGGGGGCGCCGGACACGGAGCTCGTAGGCCTGTTCGAGGGCGGTCACGCGGAGGTTCTTGTCTCCACTGATCTCACCCGTGCAACAGACCTACTGCCCTTCGACCTCCTCTCCGCCGTCGTTGACGGCCTCGAGGAGTCGGGACGGCTCTCTCCCCTAGAAATCTCTGTGCTCCGGGTCCTCTCAGGACCCCAGTACCTTGACTACGGGGGAGAGCTCGTCCTGTCGAAGCGGGGGGCCCTCATGGGGCTCCCCACTTCTTGGGTGCTCCTCTCGCTGATCCACCTCTGGTGGATCGACGAGGTCCGGCGCACTTCCCCACGGGGGCCGCTCCGCCGCGCCCACAAATTCTCGATTTGCGGCGACGACGCCCTGCTCGCGACTACGGTCGCTGGGGCGTCTCGGTACAAGTCGATTGTTCGCGAGTGCGGCGGGTCGGCCTCCGCGGGGAAGCACTTTGAGTGCCGGGGTTCAGGGCGGCCGTACGTCCGGGGGGTGTTCCTGGAGAAACTCCTCGAGTTCGAGGTTCGTGGTTCTTACATCGCAGGCGGGCGCAGGTTTCCCGCAATGCCTGTCCGCGGTGTAACATCACGATCCCTCCCTCGGGAGTTCTTCGGGGACACCCCCGTCAGGTGCTCCTCCTTCGGCCTCGTCCAGCTCATGACGCTCGACGCTCTTGTAGAGTCGTCGCCTGAGCTGTCCGGGCCTGTTGAGAAGTACCTGCGTACGGCCGTCCCTTGGCTAAAGGAGTTCGCGCAAAAGCAGCTGTCGCTCGCTCCCGGCCACCCCCTCCGTCTTGGCGGCTTCCGCTGGGCGAAGCGCACCCCCGAGGGGGACGCGCTTGCCACCCTCGTCCGCAACACCGGCCGGTCTTTCGCCGTCAGTCTCCGCCGAGAGGCGGACCCCGACTGGCGAATGGCCGTCCAGTGGTGCGGCGAGGGCAGGAAGCTCGCTAAGGAGGAGGGCGAGCTCGTCGACCTCGGCCATCACCTCCCCCTCTCCTCCTCGGAGGAGGGCCCACTCCG